CCACCGGACTCAAGAACCTGCCCGACGAGCTCTGGGCAGGTGTAGGTCTCATTCGGTACGACGACCTTCGAGGACAAGATGCGGTTGCTGGCAGCAACAGAACCCGATGGCGTAATCAGGTTCACCGAGATGGACACGTTCGCAGCCGCCGTGTTGGTCACCGTGAACTTGTCGATGATGCACTTGCAGTTCGACGCCTGATACTGAGCTGTCGCGACAGCCTCAGCCTGCTTGGGCGGGATGATGTTTTTGACGGTTACAGCCATGTCAGGAGATGTTGTTGGTGACGCTTAAAATGACCGACGGAATGTCAGGCACCGGTGGGGCTGCGGTAAAGGCTTTGATCTCGATGTCCACGGTGTCCACGGACCACATGAGCTCAAAGTAATCTCCCGCGTTCATTCTATACACGAAGTTCCATGCCGCAACACTTTCTGCGTTGTTGCCCTGAATGCGGATTTGGGTGGCCGAGTTGGCTTGGTCAACGCCGTTGATTCGCGCCCACAAGTAGAACAGACCAACGCCTCCAGCGGTCTTGTCTAGCTGCATGGAGAACTGGAAATTGTAGATGCCCTCAGAATCAACGTAAATGCGGCTTGCAGGCGTTCCAGTGCTCACGCCGAAGCTGAGATCAGTCGAGTTGAACGTGACGGCGTATGCCGTGTTTATGGCCGCTGCGTTCTGCGTTGTGGTGTCGTAGAAGGTGCCATACCTCGGGTTCTTCTGCTGCTCTACCGGTGGCGCCTGCGAGAGCAGTGCTACCTGCTGGGCCAGTTCAGCAATCTGGTTAGCCTGCTGAGCAGGCGCTGTAGAAGCGAGCTCGATGACGTCGCGAAGGGCTTCAACCGTGTCAAGCGCCTGTTGTGCAGACGTCTGAGAGTTATACGAGTCAATGGTGTTGGCGTCGATGCTGGCTGGGACGTACTCGAAGAGTTGCTCGAAGGCGCGGATGAGGCGCTGGTCGGGCAGGAACTTTGCAAGGTCATTCCGGTTGGGCTTGATGGAGTTGGCCATTTACCACACAAGCGGCTCAAGCCGCGCCTCCAAACGGGCCATTGACAAGTGCGCGTCGCTCGTCCCGCGAAAGCGATACGTTCTCCAGTCTCCCATGCGACCGTTGCGCATCCACGTCAGGCGCTTGTTGCGGTCTCCAGTCTTACCAGCGAGGATGCCGCGCTGTTGTGAGTAGGTGACGCCATCAGTTGAGTAGCTCGCGAAGATGGTCGGGTTTATGCCAATGGCCACGCGCCCTGTCAGGGCGACAAGCTCAAGCTCATGGAAGATGGCGCCCTTGCCTTCGTTGTAGAAGATTTGGGTCTCGAACTGCCACCCGATGCGCTCGCCCCACAGCGAGGAGATGTCGTATACCGCATATCCCAAGTTGGGAGCTGACGTGTCACCGCAAATCCACTTGTCGTAGGCGTTGATGAAGTTGCGTGCGCGGTAGCTGCTGTTGCCGTAAAGACCGTCTGCCAGCGTGAACCAGATGGCCTGCTCGGCAATCTGGGAGGCCGAGCCGTCGTACACTAGCGTGTGGTCTGGAAGGTGGATGTAGAGATGGTTAAGTCCGTTGTAGACCCGTGCCTCACAGATAGTCGTAGCCAGAGCAGTTTCAGTGTAAGTTGCCAGAATCTGGTCAATCTCACGGGTAGAGATTTTGACGGTGTTGGCTCCGGACGCCAGCCATACCGATGGCGCCTCGTTGCGGCCGCCTCCGACGAAAGCCACAGAATCCAGATATACGCAGCAGGAGTACGTTCCGATTCCACCCCGTTGAATCTGGGCTCCTTCGATGCGAGCGAACGGGAATGATTCAACGGTTCCACCGACGTTGTTGAAGAGCTCAATGGTATGTCGGTTAATCGCATAGACCTCGTTCCGGAACTTCTGAATCGAGATGATGGGGTCTGGATCGGCTTCGGATGTCGCCTTGGCCTGAACGACGGTCGGATTGTTCAAGTCCGTCGTAGCGATAAAGAACCCGTCCGTCAGAAAGAAGTACCCATCCACCCAGCAGAAGTCCGTGATTGGCCCCATGGCAGGGTCAGGCGTGAGGCTAGTGAGCGTTGAGCCGTTCCAGTAGTACAGCACGCCGCCGGAAAGAATCGCCAGCAGCGTCTCCGAGTAGTCAAGTGTTACTTGACCACTGCCGCCAACGTCCGCGAGCACCACCACGTTCCCAAGCGAGCTCACCGAGACGAGCTTCGTGCCCATCACGCGGTAGAGCACGTTGTTCCACTCGATGCCACCACGGTCGAGCCCGGGGCCTACCGCGAACTGCTTAATCCCGTCAGCCGGTCTCAGGTAGCCTTCGCTCAAGCCGGATGGCTGAACGACGGGAACCAAGTTGCGCGGGTAGCTGCGGCGAAAGTCGCCGGCTCCGTCCGTGTAGATACCGCTGAGGAGTGGGACTTGCATTACTTCTTCTTGGCGGTCTTGGCAGAAGCCTTAAACGCAGCAGCGGTCGGGGCGCCCTTGGAACCTGGCTTGCGCATACGCTCTTTGCTACCGGCTTCGATGCGTTCGCGTTTGGCGTGGATGTTGGCGTAGAGTCCTTTTTTCATTTGCAGTTCCAGCGTTTGAGGCTTGCGGCTTTGCGGGTGGGGCGACCTTTCTCGTCTTTCATGGGCCCAGGCATCCCGCTCATACGCGCACAGAAAGACGCCTTGCGGCCCTCGTCTGCCTTCGTCTTAGGGTTGGGTGCTGGAGCCTTCAGATTCGAGCCTGTGGCGCGGTTGTACTTTGCGCGGCCTTTCGCGGTGAGCCCAGCGCCTTGTGACACTGGGAGCTTCTCGCCGCGAGAGACCGAGAGGTTGACTTGCTTCTTAGCCATTGGACTCTTCAGGAGGAGGGGCGAAGCTGCCGTCTGGCTGTTGAATCCAACCGATGTCGCATTGGATGCCGTCAACGTTCACAAGCGTCGTGCCGGCTGGCGGCGTGTACGGGCTTGTGCCATCCCAGATGATGATGTTCAAAACGACCTTGCTCGCGTCGTCAACGATTGCGTATCTCATTGTTTAGAAATAGGTTGTTACAACAACTATGCCCTGCGATCCGTCCCCGCCTTTGCCTGAGAAGGTCACTCCATCAAGAGCTGCTCCTCCGCCGCCACCTCCGCCACCGTAGAGGCCACCGTTTCCGCCGTCACCTCCGTTGCCCGTGAAGCTAGATCCGCCTCCACCACCACCGCCAGAACACAGTGGAAGGTTTGCAGCTACACTCGGAGCGGAGTTTCCATTTGAGGAAATAGCACCGCCGGTGCCTAAACCTCCGGTAAACCATGTGGACAACGACGTTCCACCATTTCCTCCTGCAAATCCAACCGTAGCTGAAGCAGGAAGACCTCCACCTGCGCCTGCGCCTCCTGCTCCGACAAGTGCACTTGTTGTAGAAGGACCAGCTCCAGTTCCTCCATTTGAACCTGATGTTCCTTGGAACATTGCCCTAGCCGATGCCGCCGAACCAGCAGGACCGCTTGCTGTTGTCGTGGCACCTGCGCCTCCTCCTCCGGACACTTGAACGAGCGTTCCAAACGAAGATGCTCCTCCAGCGGATCCAGCCGTTCCGTTGACGTTTGTTCCGGTTACAGCAGCCCCTCCAGTACCGCCTGCGCCAACTGTGACAGTTTCCGTAGCCCCAAGAAGGGATGCCTGAAAGCCCCTCGCAGAATAAGACCCGCCTGCGCCGCCGCCTCCACCTGGGGCTGTTGCTGTGGTGCCGCCTTTTCTTCCAGCGCCACCTCCGCCGCCGCCTGCAATCACAACCACATCGACGTAGACAGCCCCTGCCGGCTTCGTCCACGTCCCGCTGGAGGTGAACACCTGCACATCCGTCGGCGTTGCGCTACCGCCGGTGGCCGCAATCGTCACCGCGCCATCCCCGTTCGTGATAGTCACGTTCGAGCCAGCCGTCAGCGTAGCCTTGGTGAGGCCACCTGCGGCGTTGCCGATGAGAAGCTGGCCGTTCGTGTAGCTGGTCTTCCCCGTGCCACCAGACGTCTCAGCCAGCGTTGCGCTGAGGCCAGCCGCTGTGCCGGTGGTGTTCTGGTTGAGCGTTGGGACGTCAGCGGCTTGGATTGCCGACATAACAACGTCCGATCCGTTCCCGCGAAGGTACTGACCGGAGGTAGTTGCGCCGGCGAGGTTATCCATCGCGGCCTGCCGATTGGCAGACTGCATGAAGGAGTCGATGTCAGAGGATACTGTAATGTCAGGCATATACTTTAGGGTCTGAGGTACCGGTCAACGCCGCCTGGTCGGCGATAGTAGTTCGTTCCGCCACCAGGGCGCAGGTAGAACGACGCGGCGGGAGGCGGCCCTGGAGGGGTCACCGTGGGCCCCGCAGGCGTCTTCGAGCGTCGTCTTGAGAGGTAACGAATCACAGGCCAGCGCCGCAGATGAAGTTAACCGTCGTTCCAGAAGGCGAGATGATTGCAATGACGTTATCGTCCTCGAACTTGCCAAGGGACACTTGGCTGCTCGGCATGACAATGTAGTCAGCGGTCGTTGCGGTAATCGCGCCCTGCCCGATGCGTACAAACACGGGATTGGTCGAGCCCGTGTTGGTCACGCAAATGCTGCGGGTGCCAGAGCGGATGCTGTACTGGGCGGAAGTTCCAGTTGCTGACTGGGTTTGTCCGCTGCCGTAAGAGGGATTGAATGGGAGTGTCATATTAGCCTACGCGATACCATTTTTGGATGACCGGCTCGAACCGGAGTGTGAAGAAGCCGTTTGCCGCGAGAGTCGTCGGAACGCCGCCTCCGACCGCCCCGTTCAGGTTCACCGTCAAAGCGGTGATTGTCTGGGTGGTGTTGACAAGAATCTCTTGGTTTGCCACGCACCCCGAGACCTGCGGGAGTTGGATCGTCAGCGAGGCCACTGTGCTAATGGGCGTAAGCACCAGCCACACGCTGTTGTTCGTGCCGCTGATGGCGACCGTCGAGCCGCTAATCGGCGAGGAGTACTGGATGACCTTGCCATCGTTGACCGTGACGTTCTGCTCAATGAAGTCAGCCACCACCGCTGCGGTGCAGTTATAATCGAGCCCGTTCTGGTTGACAGCAAACAACGTCGAGTTGCTGATGCTGTCGACGTTATCGAGATTTTGAATAGCCATGTTAGAGGAAGAGAAGCTGACCGTTGGGTTGTTGCTCGATGGGGCCAAGAGACGGAACCGGCAAGAACGGCCAATCCACATCCTTGTTGCCAGCGCCAGCAGGCATCTGCGAAGGGTACTGCTGCTGAAGGACGTTGGCGCTCTGCATGAGGAGCGTCTGGTAGCCAGCAATCGCGCCTGTCTTGGTGTCAGGCGAAGGCGCTTTGCCGTACTGCGGAGCGATACGCATCGCCAGATTCAAGATGACCGCCTCGTTGGCCGTGAGTGGCACATTGGTCTGCGTGTCGAGGTCAGCGTTGTCAGGCGAGTTAGTCAAAGGGTAGCCAATCTGGATGGCTTTCGCGTACCACTGCGCCACCATTGCGTCCAACCGGCGCACCGCTGACTGAAGCTCGTCGGGCGTGAGGTCAAACACATAAGACGCCAACCCGAGTTCCTCAAAAGCGGCCTCAACGAACTGGCGTTTTGTGTATCCCATGCGTCATTTGCGCTTGCGGCGCGGTTTATCTTCTTCTT